TAACTTTCCCAGGTCGTCCTTCCTGCCCTGGGGTGGATCAGATTGGCAGTTCATTTGTGCTCGCTCTCCTATTCTGGAAGATTCCCAATTGCCGGAGGGCCTCGTCGTCACTGAGCCCTCCGTCTATGGTCATGATGCAGAATCGCTCCTGCGTTTCGATCGGTGCCCTGATGAGGACCGGGGGGATCGGATTGTCGGTCTGGTTCATTCCCCTGGCCCCTTCCCTTTCTGGTCGCTGTAGCTCTTGAATTTGTCCTCACCGTTCATGGGTTCTATGCCGATCTTGTGGATCTCGAATTCGGCCCGGGTGCTCTCCTCCGCTTTCCCGTTGGAGGTCTCGTTCTGGTTCTTGCTCCTGCTGATCACGACGGCCTCGATCTCCATCCGGACCTTGGTCTTGGCCGGGAGGTCTTCATATCCGATGTCCAATTTCTTTAACTGATCCGCGTCGAGACTGAGGGTTAACGGCCAGACGTAGTCGGTCGATGGGCATGCGAGCGCTCCGTTCTTCTCGCCCTTCTTCGGTGTTACTTTGACGTTTGCCATCTTCATGGGTGTGTCCTCCTGTTGGTTAAACCCCGTTACTCATCCCATCCAGAGCCTTACCCCTTCCGGGAACCACGCCTTTGCTCTCTGGAGCGGGCTATGGGATGAGTCGGCCTTGCTATTCTTCGCCCAGGTCGTTATCCAGGGCGCCTGTCTGCTCATTGTTGCTGGTCATGCCTGCCTCGTTGTACCCGGCGGGCTTCGCTTTGCTGTCCGGCGCCGGTGGCGGTGGCATGGTGTTCTCCTCCTCCGGGATAGCGGCTGGGGTAGTCTCGACAACCGGGGGCCTTGGTGTTACAGGTTGTGCCTTCGTCCCTTCTGCGAGCTTCTCCTGCGGTTTCGTCCCATCTTTCAAGATGGTCTCTGCCGCCTCTTTGGAGCCCGGCACGTTGACAGGTGCCCCGGCTCTCCTGGCCATGGTGATATCGTTGACCGTCCGGGCCTCCTCCATCTGAATTTTCTTGTTGTCGAAGTGAACGCCTGCCATGGCTACCCGCTGAGAGACCTTTTCGCTTTCGATCTTCGCTCCGATCAACTCGATCTCTGCTGCGGTCTTCTGCGCCTGTGCGATCTTGACCTGAGCGTCGGCCTTCTTGACTTCGACTTCCGCCTGTTCTCCTGGAGGCGTCTGCTGCTCGGGTTCAGGCTGTCCTGTCATGGCTCGGGCCATCTGCTGGATGAATACCTGGAAGGGGGGAAGTTGTCCGTCTTCAATGGCCTTGGCGATCTCCTTGGGTTCCATGACGGCGACCTGCCCGAATAGCTGCAGGAGAGGCTGAGGTACGCCCATGGCGCCCAGGTTGGTCATGACCTGGCCGACGGGTCCAGCGTTCATGCGTTCGATGATTTCCTTGCGGCCGTTTATTCCGAGTTCTTTCAGGGTGTACGGTCGGTCCACTACTTGCTGCTTATAAAGGTTCATGGCCTCCTCGCGCTTCTGAACGTTGCTTGTCGGGAGGGTGGAGCCGGAGACGACCGTCAGCCTGCAGGGGATGATCATGTCGCTGCCCTTGATCTTCTTGGCGACCTTGATGCCGTTCTCATCTTCATAGGAGATGTATCGCTCCTCCGTGTAGAAATTCTGCGCCATGCTGATGAACATGCGGCCGATGTCCCGACAGAGGCGCCCATAACTCCGCGTCTTGCCCCTCATCATGGTCTGGTTGCGCTCCTGGATGATGGCAAGAGCTTTGTATGCAATCACGTCTCCGGCGTTGTTCCCGCCGGCTGATTTCTGGTCCTGCTCGAATGTCCCGGCAACCAGAAAAAACATGTCCTTAAAAAGGGCGACCGCATTGGCGATGTCGCTGTCTCCCTGGGGAACCGTGAGCCACTTGATGGCATTGGCTTCCTCAGCGTTGACCGGGTTGATGACACTCACGTAATTGGTGAAGGCGTCGTTATCCACACCACTCGTCAGCGGGTTGACGATCTTTTTCCGGATGGCGATGTCTTTCTCCAGGACGAGTTGTGAAAGACTCTTGTTGGTTTCGAAGTTCAGCCATTCAAGCTGTTCCAGGTCCGTGGCTCCCCAGGCGTTGACGGAGTCCTTGATGCTGTTGGCCGCGGTGAAGGGGTACTTATCGAAGAGATAGGTCATTTGCGCTTTCTCATCACTCAGGTCATCGTTGATGTTCGGGTTGCTGACGTCCTCCAGGACCAATTCTCCGTTGACGGCGACGACCTTCCGGATGTTCCCCCGGTATTTGGATTTCGTGTACTTGACCTTGCCGGGCTTCTCCTCCTTGTCTTCGGTGTCCTTCTTCTTGTCCTCGGCTGCGGAGGTGTAGTCCTTGCACCAGATCTCGCAGACCAGGGCTTCTTCCTCGTTGATCTCCTGGGCGCTTTTCCAGTTGAAGAGGTTCCGGGCGATGCCGGCCAGGGTGGTGATTATGTTCTTCGGCGCCAGCTTGCCGGAGGTGCCCTCAAATTCTCGGCGCTCGTCCTTCAATTCCTTGATGATATCGCTGTCGGATTTGATCTTGTCGGCCTGGTCCGGGTACATCCGTTTTAGATCCCGTACTGATTTGGGGTAAAAATGCAGAACGGCTGCGGCCTTCTGCAGGTCGCGGGGATTTCGAATGGCTTTAGTCGGGTACCATCCAAAGTGGAAAGGATCAACGATGACCGTCTCAACCTCTCCCAGGGGGCATTCCTCTGTGTTGAAAATCACCTTATTGATAGCGATTCCGTATGTCTCCCCGTTCCGGACGCTGCTGTCGAATAGGTCCTGCTGCTCCTGGTCTACCCACCAGAAGCTGGCTGCTTTCTGCAAGAGTTCGAACGCCTGGTCTTCTTTCTCGTCGGCCGCCCCTCCATCATCTGCGTCCTGTAGTTGGGTTACCTCGAATGTAGGGTCGTTATCGGTGAGCATGTTGCAGGTCCGCTGTACATGGACGTGGCAGAGGTTAACGCTGACCGTCGGCACCTCGACGCTGCTCTTAAAATGCTTGTTCCGGACAAGCTCGTGATATCGGCACCACTTCTCCGGGAGGCCCTGGTCATTCTTGTCTGTGAGTACCTCGTGAAGGATCTCGAATACCCTTTTCCCGACGTCCGGATCTCCCTCCGGCGGGAGCAGTTCATTGTGTGTCTCTGCCATGGTGCCTCCTTATCTTGCCATCGCCTGGCGTTGTTCCCGGCGTCGGTCTGATCGTTTATGGTTCTTTCGGTGGAGTGCCATCTGGACGCGGTTGTACTGCTTGCCACAGGTCTCGCAGGTAAGAAGCGCATCTTCCCAGGCTTCCTCCGGCTCCTCGGGGATCTCTGCTTCCTGGTCTGCTTTGTCCTCCAAGGCTGGGTGAATGGATGCTTCCACTTCGTCCTGGGCTTCCGTGGGCAGGTAGTAAGTCGTCCTGGTCCCCCTGGCTTCTTCCTCGGCTGTGGCGATTTCGAGGCGATCCGGGAAGGGGAAGGGGCGCCATCGGCAATGCGGACATTTCATCCATTCCCATTCGAGCCCAGGTGCAAAGGGGGGCAGATATCCATGAAACTCGTCCTGTGACAGGAACATGCTCCCCATCATCGGGGGGCGGAGGTCTTCCTTCTTGGCGGTGGCGATCTTCTCTTTGCAGATGCTGCAATAAACGGCGACGGTGCTCATGTGTTTCTATTCCTCCTCAATTGTCGGGATGCGCTTCTCGGGGTCTACTGGCGCCCTGGTAGCTCTGATGTATGGGTCTTCCTGTAGCTCCACCGAGGCGGGCCTGGGGCGTGGCATGGGCTTCTTCGGGGCTGTGGCCTGCGGTGGCTTCCCACTGGAGTTCTGCCCCATGCGGAATCCAGCGAACAAGAAGGCCAGGAAGACGGCTGTGAGGGTGGAAATGATGAGCATTCCGATAAGCAGATCAATCAACGTCATGGTATAGAATCCTTTCTCTTGGGATCTGCCTCTGATGCTGCAGGTAGTGTTCAGTCTCTTTTCGGACGGCATCATCCAGGGCATTTGTCTGTGGCTTGAGGATCTGGTCGATGTGGGCCTCGGCTATGGTTTTGAGTTCCTTTTTCTTCCCGTCTGTCCCTGCCATGTCGTCCATCATCTTTCCGATGATCGAGAGGTTATCGACCTGGTCGTCGTGTTCTCCCTTGGGGAAGCGCCTGATTTCGTGTTCCAGGGGCTGCAACCATTCAGGCTGGTCAACTCCTCGCTCGGGGAGGATTACGAGCCCTTGTCTGGCTCTGCCCTGTATTGCCCGGCCGTTCATCATCTTGTCCTTGTTCATGGGGATCGTGTCCTGGATGTTCAGGATAGTCCCCTGTTCGATCATCATCTTCTTCAGGAAGGGCCCGATCGTCCGGATGATCATGTCCTTCTGAATTCCCCATATGAGGGGCTTGTACTGTTTCTGGACGTCAATCATGTGCTGTGCTGTGTCCAGTGAGTCCCAGCGGTCTCTGATCACGTCCAGGATGTAAATTCTCCCGCCCTCCCCTACTCCGACGACCATGATGCTGGTGTAGTCGGCGGTCTGTGCCTCGCTTA